CATTTACTGATTTATCAACTATTTTCTTCTTTTTTTCTAAATCTTTATTATCTACTATTAATTTATTAAAATTTTCCTTTTCATATAAATAATCAAACCATTTATGCTTTTTATAAGATGCTTGATGTACGTGTTTTAAATATTCACTTTTTGTTATTTCTATTTGATTATCATACAAATTACTAACATATTTTAAATAATTATCATAAAAATAACTTGCATATTTAGTATGAATATTATTAAAATTAGAAGATAATGAAATAAATTGAGGACAATCTTCAACATTTAATGAACCAAATTTAAATTCAACTTTTTTTATTATTTCAATATTATTTTCAAAATAATAAATAATATCAAAATCATAATTATACTTTCGTCCTCCTTTAATTTTACAATTAATTGATTTATATTTTACTTCTTTATTTTTAAGATTTTCTATATTTTCATTTTTTATAATTTGATTTAAAAAATCAAATAAACTATTTCTAAATTTATACCATTTAAGACTATATAAATAATACTCTTCAGGAATATCTTTATTTATAATTTTTTTTATAATATTTTCACGAATTTTATTATATAAATCATTATTTTTTTTTTCAAATACTTCTTTTCGAAAAAAATTTATGCTTTCAATATCAATATCAATTTTATTGCTATCTTTAGATTTACTTATTTCTAATTGAATTTTTTCTAAATTTTTAATATTTAAAAATATTTTAAGAATATTTATTTTTTTTTTATCAAACATATTTACTATTATTATTTTTAAATTTTTAGATTTCTAAATTGTTTAAAACAATTATAAACAATTATAAATTATAATTTAATACAATTCAATTTTATATAAAACTAAAATAATTTATTATATTTAGGTTCCTAGAAATGAATATTAATAATAATTTAAATAATAATCAACAAGAAAATAAAATTAAAGAAGAACTTATAAATCAATTAAAATTTTGGCCTGAATATGAATTATTTTATTTATTTAAAAATAAAAATGAAGAAGATTTAAAATCACTATTTTCTAATAATAGTAATTTTAATTTTAATTTTAATAAAGAAAATCCTAAACATTTAAATTATGTATTAAAATATAATACTACTGATAATAAAATCTTTAATTATAATCTTAAACATCCAACTTGGTCTAAAACATTATTTAATTTTGTTAATGATACAATATCAACTAATGAGAGTAATGAAAGAGAATATAATAATGATTTTTATGATATTCCATTATTTCAAAGTTCTAATATTGATATTGATAATAATCTAAATTTAATTAATCAAACAGGAAATGGAGTTTGTGATAAAACTTTAAAATTATATTGTTATTTTTTTGATAATTTTGATTTTGAAAGTGAAATTAATCAAAATTTAATAACTAGAATATATTGTAATTCTAATCCTGATTTAAATAAAAAAATATTTAATAGTTGCTATATTTTTAATAATACTGATTATTTAATTCCAGATATTAATAATTTTATTAAATATTTTGAATTTGAAAATGAAAAAAATGAAAATGAAAAAAATATTTATAAAAAAATAGAAATTATTCAATCTTTATTATGTTTATCTAACTTTTTAGATTGTAATTTATTATATTCATTTTCAATTTCAAAAATGATAACATACTTAAAAGAACTTTAATATTTAAATTTTAATGTTTTTATGTTTTTTGCTAACACTTTTTTCTAAAAAGTGTTTTTTGCTAACACTTTTTTCTAAAAAGTGTTTTTTGCTAACACTTTTTTTTAAAAAGTGTTTTTTGCTAACACTTTTTTTTAAAAAGTGTTTTTTTCTTTTAGTTAAAAAACTACCCCCTACTGATGTATTTGTCATAAGATTTTCAAATTCATTTCCATTATAAAGAGATTGTGAATTTTCAATATATTCGGGCTTTAGTAATTGAGTACTTAAAAAATTTTGAAAAGCTAATATTTTTTTTTGAGTTATAGTATTAAATAATTTATTAATATTACTAGCATTACTAGCATTACTAACAATAGCATGATTTAAACAATATAATAATACTGCATATAATGAATAAGTTTGACAATAAATATCAAAAGTTTGAGGCATTTTTGTAAAAATATTTAAAAATTTACCTATTTTAGTTTTCGAAGCTGATTCAGTTGTTGAAATAAATTCATATCCATCAAATATCTCTGGCTGGTAACCATTTGTTATTAAATCACTTATTATAATTTCTAATAAATTAACTCTACTTAATAAGAAAGATGGATGTAAATGTATTCTTTGCCCTTTTGGTTCAAATAAAATAACTTTTTTATTATGTTTATCAATAATAAAAGAATTCATATGGTCAAATGTTTTAGGAATATTTTTTAAACGTTGATTTTTTATAAATCCAACAAATATTTGACTCTGAGACCTCATAAAATTCATTATATTATTAGTAAATGGTTGAGAATAAATTTGAGATAATAGTTCATTATTTATGTATATTGTATTTTCTATTTCATATTCATCATTTCCATTTCCATAATCTATTTTTTCTATTTTTCTTGATAAATAAACAGGAATGCCTTTAAATCTTTTTCCATATATTTCGTCTTCAGTAACTAATAAATTAAATATAGAATTTGGTTTGCTAGATACTTTTCGTGAAATATCTTTATTTTCTGTAAATTTTTGAGTATCATTTGGAATAACATTTATATAAGTTAAACTTCCATTAATTTTTTTTAAACTAGAATTATTTTGCGATACTTTGATAAATTCATTATTACTATTACTATTACTTAGATTAGCACCACTTGCCATTTTAAATTAAACACCTTTATATTAAAGTATAAAAAAAATAATTTAAAAATTTTTATTTTTTATTTTTTATGTTTTATGTTTTATGTTTTTTGATAATACTTTTTTCTAAAAAGTGTTTTTTAAAAAGTGTTTTTGATAATACTTTTTCAGTAAAAACGCCATATGCGTTTTTACGGTAAAAAGTGTTATTATTCAGGAATTAATCGAAGAACAATACCCATTGCAAATAATTCTTGAATCAGTAATTTACACGAAAATGGAATACGTACTTCACTAAATGCGGAATGGTTATTACAATGATTACATTCTTGAATATTGTAAGTAATATTAGTTCGCCGATCAGTATTAGTGTTATAATTCGCAATTACACCACAAAAATCACAAACATGAACTTTATAATTATCTGACATATCCATTAAGCGTTCTTTCAAAAAGACCGAAATACCGTGGCATAAAATACCATCACGTTCCATTTCACCAATCCGTAATCCACCATCACGAGCTCGCCCTTCACTACATTGACGTGTTAGCATAACAACCGGACCAGTAGAACGTGAATGAATTTTATCTTCAACCATATGCTTAAGTCGTTGATAAAATGTAGGACCAACAAAAATCTTAGTTTTCATTTGAGAACCATCAATACGGCTATAAAGAATTTCATCACCATAATTTTCATATCCTTGTAATTCTAAAGCCTTAGAAATATCAGGAACCTTTAAACCAGTAAATGCCGTAGCATCACCAATCGCCCCTAGATTACAAGCTACTTTACCAGTAATACACTCAATTAAATGACCAACTGTCATACGACTAGGAATCGCGTGAGGATTAACAATAATATTAGGAACAATACCAGATTTAGTTCTAGGCATATTTTCTTCAGGATAAACCATCCCACAAGTTCCTTTTTGTCCATGCCTACTAGAATTACCAGTCCAAACAGGTAAATCACTTTCAACATCTTTAACCATAAAAATACCAGTTGATACCCTTAAACAATAAACATCTTGACTGTTATCAATATCTTTCCAATCTTCAATAACCCTCATTTCTTCAGGTTTAATATAAACAATATTAAAATTATTTAAATTTTGATTAATATGAATTTTTAATCTTTCAAAGGAAAATTTAATAGGTTTCTTAACAAAATTATTAAAAGCATCACTGCCAATTACTCCTTTAATATTATGTGATTTTAAACAATCATTTAATGAGTCTAATAATACAATAGCTGATTCAGTTTCAAAATCATAAGCCCAAGAAGGTAATTCTTCTTCATTAAGATTAAGATAATTAGTAAATAAATCCGCAATTTCATTTGAAATAATTTCAATTGAATTGTTTTTATAAATTAAATCATTTTCTTGTTCTAATCCTAAATAATGACATAAACGCGTAAAACCACGAATTACATTTGCATATTTTACTTCTAAAGTCCATTCAGGATTTTCTTTAAATTTAAGAAACAATTCATCTTGTTCTTTTTTACTTAAAGTAGAATAACCACGGCTATTAACTTCAATTTCTAATTTTTGAACTAAAACATCATCCCAAATTGCTTGGTCTATTTGTGTAAATTCAAATTTAACTGATTTCTTTTCATAAACTTGATTATAGGCAATCACTGAACCATATTTTACATAAAGAGCCAATAAAACACCTAAATATTTATTAGGATATTTACTATAATCAAGACCATTGAAAATATGGGTACTTAACACACCTCCTGTATATCTTCCTTTATTTGTCATATAAAAACCAACATTTAAATTAATTAAATTCTTAGCTTCAATTAAAGTAAAATTCTTATTACCCTCACAACGACCATATAATTTATGTTCAGGAGTAATACATAAACGAAAATTCCTTAATGAATCTCGTAATTCAATCATTTTAACTTTTTCTTTTTCTTTTTGTGCTCCATTATTATCTTCATCAATATTTGGTTGATTATTGAGAACTTCGCTAACTGGAAAATGAATTTTTTCAATTGGTTTTTCATAGCGAAATGTTTTAGAATTATGGTCATAAACCATCACTTTAAAATCAGGATTATAATCACGAATAGAAACCCATCCATTTTCAGTTAAAACTTTAGTTGAACCAGGTAAGCAAAACTTATCCCCAACAGTTGGAACACGAACTGAGCGGATTTTTACTTTACAAAAACGAAACCCCTCTGAATTACGGCTTTCATAAACTTTATCAACAAAACCTTCCTCATTTGTGCGAATAGGAGTACTAATATCCCGATAAACTACTTTAGTAATTGAACGGTCTTGTTGGCGAATTGGAATAATTTTACCAATAATAATATCACCTGGATGAACATACACATTTTCTTTAATAAAACCACGTTCATCAAGATTTTTATAAGTTGCTTCACGTTTTTTACCAATTGTGATATCAAAACGCTTTTCATTTGTTAAACTATCTAATTGACCTGGATTAGCAAATTTCTCTTCTTGTCCAGATGATTGAATTTTCTTTTCATCATCCTTATAAGACCGATAAAAAACCGATGAGAAAAACCCACGGTCAATTGCAGATTGTGAAATAATAACAGAATCCTCTTGATTATATCCAGTATAACATAAAATACAGACAACAGCATTAATACCATTTGAAATTTTATCACCATAAAAATACTTAGAAAAATGTGTATTAACTAAAGGTTTTTGAGGATAACGTAAAATATGCGCTAAAGTATCTAAACGTAAAGCATAATTAGTTGAATAAATACCCATTGCTTGTTTTCCTTGAGCACTTTGATAAGTATTACGAGGAGATTGATTATGGTCAGCATAAGGAATACAAGATGCTAAAACACCTAACATCATACCAACCATAATTTCACAATGAGTATATTGATATTGATATTTTTCTAAATTAAGATTATTATCATTTAATTCACGTTGATTAACGGCAATTAACATATTATTTGATTCAATACAATCAACAAATTCAATAACACCTTCATTTAATTCATTAAGGTAATCTAATTTAGATCGCAATTCTTCATCACTAAATCCACCATTTTTCTTTAATTCATAAAATAATTTTTCATTAGCCTGTGGAAGAATTAAATTATTCCAACGAATAACTTTTTCTTTTAATTTTTGAATATGAATTGGTTTAATTCGCAATTTATTTGGAGAATCAACAATACATAATGGACGTGATAAACGACCACCATCAGAGTTAATATAAATCTCTTTATTATTATGATGCCAAAAAACAGATGTAAAGATATTTAATAATCCTTGACGACGTAAGCTACGTAATTTAGGAATTAACATATTTGCATCATATGTAATACCATATAAATCACCATTTATAAAAATCTTAACTTGATGATATAAATCCTCAAGGGGAACCTCATTAATTTTAGGAACTTTTAAATTTTCTAATTGATGAACCACAATATAACTTGGGCTAGGTTTTGTAATAATAGAACCATTTGATAAGTTTTTTACTAAACCAACTGATGCCCCTTCAGGAGTTTCAGCTGGACAAATATTACCCCAAGAACTATTATGGATTTTACGTGGTGGAATAATTTTACCATTCTTTTCAGCAGGTGAATTAACCCGTCGTAAATGCGAAATAGCACTAGGATATGTCAAACGGCTTAAAACTTGGGCTGTTCCTGAACGGCTTTTGGCTCTTGAGGATTTTACTTTCCAATCACCTGTTGCTAGAGAATACTTTAATCCACCTTCAATAATATTTGGTTTAGCTAACTTAGAAATATTATTAATATTAATAATCTCAGTAATATCATTCTCTGATTTCCAATTCTTATTATTTTTTAGCTCTTTAACAATTGCTTTTTTCATATCTTTAACTAATGCTTTAAAACATTGACCAAAAAGACTTCCCATTAAAATACCGGAACTATCCACCCTTTTGTTTGCATAATCATCACGGTCATCACAAGTCATATCATTAGCATTTAATTCATCTAAAATTAAACGATTGACCATATAACCTAAATAAAAGGCTTTCTTTTTGAAATCTTTTCCACAATGTGGGAGAAATTCTTCAGCTAAGATTTTCTTTAAATAACCAATTTTATCATCATTAGTTAAGCGGATATCTTTAGGAGAACCTAAATAAGTAATATTACGTGCAAGATAATCTAAGGCTAGAGATTGCTGTAATAATTCAGTTTTAAATTCAGTAATAGAATGACGAATATCTTCAACAGAAGGATGTAAGAAAGCAACAATTGCTTTATTCTCCTCAGCATTAATATCATAAACAATCATTTTTACAATTTCTTCATCACTTTCAATACCTAGAGCGACAAAGAAAGCCCATAAAGGTAAATCAATACGAAAACGATGAGCCATGACACGAATAGC